CAAATATAAAGACGATAATTGAATTAAAACGATATTTATTAGATAAGAAGACAAAATTAGTTTTGTATGGTTACGATAGTTTCCTTTTTGACTTCTCAAAAGACGATGGAGTTTCTACTTTGACAGAGATAAAGAACATATTAGAGAGAAATGGACATATGGTTAAATCCAAAGCGGGTTCAAATTACGGCGAAATGAATGACATTTCGGATAGGTTATAATGAATAATCCAATAATAGATAAAATACTTACTGAATGGTCTTATAGAGTACTCGATGGATCTCCCGACCCAACCAATTCTTACCACAGAGTTCAACTCAAAGAGTCAATGGAATACCTTAAAATCGATGAAGATGTTATAAATCTTTTGATTCAAAAATTAGAAGAGAGAGACTTAGTAAAAAATAAAATATCTGGTAATGTATATGATGTAGAAAAATTTAATAAAGAAAGACATATACTTGTGAAAAAAGATGCAAGTGAAAAGGATATTGAACGGGTAAAGAAATCAACTAATGTCAAGACAAAAAAACCATTGTCTAAAGAAGGATTTGAAAAACAGAGAGAGACAGATGAATTTATTTCCGAAATGTTGGAAGTGATGATGATAAATTTATCTAAAGGTAGAACTTCAGGTATAGCAGGAGAATTTAAATTTAGAAATCAAGAAGAAGCCCAAGTAATGCGTGATTTTTATAAGAGAAAGGCAGAATTAGATAAAAAGGGTGAGTTGATTCATCAACCAAAAAAATTCATTGTAACTGATGAACAGTTGGATATATTATATGAGTCTCTTCAAAAACATGGCAAAGAAATAGATAAAACGAAATCTTATTTGACAAATAAAATTGGAAACAAAGGTGCACCAGCTGTAAATTGGGAAGGTAGGGATAAAGCAGTATTGAAAAATTATTTAGAATCTGGTGGAATAAGTATCATAACTGGTGAATTTGTTCCATTCAGTCTAACTCAATTAGACCATGCTCGTTCTTTGACGAATGAAGGAGAAGATGAACCTAAAAATTGGCATTGGATGGAAGCCCGTTTTAATCAAATCAAGGGTTCATTAGAAGATGATGATGTTCAAGAAAAGGTTAAAGAAACTATAAAACAAGACCCTGAAGCTTTTAAATTAGGAAAACTTGATGACCAGATTAAAAATCTTATGAAATTTGGATTGATAAATCAGTTTAAAGATAGGTTTAAAAATGGAGATGATGCGGGTTTAACAGAGGAAAGTTTAAGGGGACTGGATGGAAAAACACTCGCAAGAATCGCAGAAGCTTTAAATCAAGCAAGCGGTTGGGGTAAAAATACACCAGAATCTATTTCAACATATGGTTCATCCAAAGATAAAAATCCAGATAGTCCCACATATATGCAGAGTTTAACTAGACTCATACCAGGTTCAGAAACTGAAAAATATATACTTCCTTCAAAACCTACAACAAAAAAGAAGTTAGATTTATATAAAAGATTGGCAAAAGATCCAAATTCATTAACGGATAAAGAAACACAAGAGATTGAAAAAGATAAAAATTCTTGGGGAGTAATTTATGATAGCACCACAAAAACAGGAAGAAGTCCTAAATTTTCAGACACAGTAACATATAAAGGAAAAAAGATACCTTCTACTACACTTATTAAATGGAAAGATCCAGAAAAAGGAAAGGAAATTATAGTACCTGCTGGATTTGCAGCCAGTATGGATATGATACAGAATTCAGGAATGCGTATACAGAGTGGTGGTAGAGGAAGACCCGTTGAGGATATAAGAGAAGATATTATAGAAGGATTTAAAAGGTCTAAAATAAAAGGATTAGAGCCTCTATTAACAGAGAGTGAAGAGAAGGCACTTAATGGTGGAATAAAAGAACTAATAGACAATTTAAGTTCGTATAAAAATATTGGTAAGGAATTAAAAAATAAACTTAAAAATGCAAAAACACCTGAAGAAAGAGAAGAGATTAAAAAACAAATAGATTATTATCTGGATAAAACTAAGGGTGGGGATCCAGAAACTCTATTAAAACAGAGATAATAATGAAAACTCAACTACTAGCCACATTCACAACCAAAACAGACCTCGATAAAACAATCGAGAACATCAAAGGTGCATACACAATAGCATTCGGTAAGATATATGTATTACAGAATGAAAATAATGTGAATGAGTTAATATGTACATACAATGTAGATTTAGAAAAAGGAGCAGATTACAACGATGTTAAAGGAACAATATCTCTTCATAGGAAGAAACATTCCAATACATTATATACAATTAATGCCTTAAATGAGGTAATTGCTAATCTAAATAACGGGTTGGTAGATAGTAAATTCATTGTACCTTGGGAGAATTTTAAGAATACCCTTATGGTAACAAATTCAGATGGATTAAATAAGATATCTACAAGGATTTATAAAATTATAAAAATTAATTAAAAAAAAGCTTGTTTTGTATACCAAAAAAGATATATATTATAGGTAATAGGTTATATGGTTATACGAATAACCATAAACAATAAACGATAAATAATAAAACACAGGAGAAAAAGCATGGACTTAAATGCTATTAAATCAAAACTAAATCAGTTACAATCACAAACATCAACAACAGAAAACTTTTGGAAACCAGAGCCAGGTACACAGATTGTTCGTGTTGTTCCTTATAAACATAATAAAGATAACCCATTTATTGAGTTACATTTTCATTATAATTTAGGTAACAAAACATATCTTTCACCCGTATCATTTGGCCGTCCAGACCCAGTACAAGAGTTTGCTGATAAACTTAAATCTACTGGTGATAAAGATGAGTGGATTCAAGGAAAAAGACTTGAACCTAAAATGAGAACATTTGTTCCTGTTGTGGTTCGTGGTCGTGAATCAGAAGGTGTTAAGTTTTGGGGATTTGGTAAAACTGTATATCAAGAACTATTAAGTGTGATTGCAGATCCTGACTATGGTGATATCACAGACCCTGTAAATGGTCGTGATATTGGTATTGAAAGACAAACACCTGCCGAGGCTGGAAATCAATACGGTAAAACAACAGTTCGGGTTAAACCTAATCAGACTCCAATTACTGATGACAAAACATTGTTAGAATCTGTTTTTGAGAACCAAGCTAATGTAACAGAACTTTATACAGAACCATCTTATGATGAACTGAAAGAAGCTCTTGCTACTTATCTTAATCCGGAAACTGAAACAGATACAACTACAACATCTAATGGTGTTGCTGCTACAACAGCTCCCACTACAAATACGGGAACTACTACAACAGCAAAAACAGAAAATGTTGAAGATGCATTCGATCAACTATTTAATCAGTAAATAAATGAATTTGTGTGGTTGTTGAAGATTGGGATAAAACCGCTCATGTATTTGCTACCGGATACAACCACCATTCATAATAGGAGAAAGTTATGACACAAAAAGATGAATTGGCTAGTGTAATAGCCGATGAATTAAACAAAACCTTCAAACATCAAAAGGTTGCATATTTTCTTGACGATGGTGCAAATCCTACTGATGTAGTTGATTATATTTCTACTGGTTCAACCATATTAGATTTAGCTATTGCTAATAAACCTAATGCTGGTGTACCTGTGGGTAAGATTACCGAACTAAATGGTTTAGAAGGTAGTGGTAAATCTCTTATAGGTGCTCATCTATTAACATCAACACAGAAAAAGGGTGGGGTTGCTGTCTATATAGATACAGAGAGTGCCGTATCACCTGAATTTCTTGAAGCTATAGGTATAGATACACAGAATATGTTGTATGTACATCTTGAAACTGTGGAAGAAGTATTTGAAACCATTGAAACTATTGTTTCTAAAATCAGAGAATCAGATAAAGATAGAATTGTAACTATATTGGTGGATAGTTTAGCAGCTGCTTCTACAAAAGTAGAAATGGATGCTGACTTTGATAAGGATGGTTGGGCAACTGCCAAAGCCATTATCATATCAAAGGCTATGAGAAAAATTACTCAAATGATTGCGAGACAAAAAGTTGCTCTTGTATTCACAAATCAGTTACGACAAAAACTCGGTGTGATGTTCGGAGACCCTTGGACTACTTCAGGTGGTAAGGCTCTTCCATTCCATTCATCAGTTAGAGTTAGACTTAAAAATACAGGTCAGATTAAAGATACAAAGAAGAATACAATTGGTATTAAGATGAAGGCTCAAGTGATTAAGAATCGTCTTGGTCCTCCAATGAGGGTTGCAGAATTTCCACTTTACTTTGATACTGGTATAGATGACTATGGTAGTTGGTTGACAGTAATGAAAGACCATAAGATAGTCAAAGTTGCTGGTGCTTGGTACACTTTAAATGATGTAGATTTAGAAACTGGTGAGGTGATTAAAGAACACAAATTTCAATCTAAAGATTTTGAAAAACTTATGGATGAAAATCCAGAGTTAAAACAGAATTGTTATGATAGAATTTGTGAAGCTTGTATTCTTAAATACGACTCAAAAGAATTGGGCATTGATGATGTCGAAGAAACGGATAGTGTAGTAGATGAGCTTTAACAAGAAAGATTTAAACGAAAAGTTTATATCCTTTCTTGATCAAGTTAAAGACGAACCACATAAATCAGTAACACACCTTAATGATAGGGTGTTGGTTATAGATGGATTAAATACTTTCATTAGAGCATTCGCAGTAAATCCTGCCATCAATGAAGATGGATTACACATTGGTGGCATGATGGGTTTTCTAAAATCTATTCGTTATACTTGTGATATCTTAAAACCTTCTCGTTGTATTATTGTCTTTGATGGTAAAGATGGTAGTAAGAGAAGAAGAAAGATATATCCAGAGTATAAGGAAAACCGAAAGGTAAAACAAAGACTTAATCGTAATGTAGATTGGGGTACAGCTCCAATGGATGAACAACAATCTATGAAACAACAAATGGGTAGGTTGATTGAGTATTTAGAACAACTACCTCTGACTCTGATTTGTATTGATGGTATAGAGGCTGATGACACAATAGCTTATATATCACAACAACTTTTACCAAAAAGTGACATATTCATAATGTCAACCGATAAAGATTTCTTACAACTCGTAGATGACAGAGTGAAAGTATGGTCACCAACCAAGAAAAAACTATATACTAAAAATGAAGTGTTTGATGAGTATGGAATACCATCTAAAAATATATTGACTTATAGAATACTTGATGGTGACAAGTCAGATAATATAAATGGAATTAAAGGTGCTGGAATAAAAAGTATAATAAAGTATTGCCCCCAAATAACTACAGATGAACTATTTGATGTTATGGATTTGATGGATTTTGCAAAAACTTCAAATAATAAAATAAAACTCTTGGAAAATATAAAAAATAGTAGTAACTTATTAAAACGGAATTATCTACTAATGCAGTTAAGTCAAGTAGATATTCCAAATCATATAAAAATGAAAATACAAGGTGCTGTAAATGGTGAAGTACCACAACTAATAAAATATAGATTTCAAACTATGTTTTTAAAGGATAAATTAACAAATGCAATTCCTAATCTTGATTCTTGGATTATGGAGTTTACTAGATTAGATAGATTTAGGGGATTGAGTGACAGATAAATTAACAGAATACGGACATACATTTCAAGCAAAATCAATAGCTTGTTTAATGACGGATATTGGATTTATGGGTCAGATATATGACATACTTGATGAAAGTCATTTTGACAATGATGCCCTTAAATGGATAGTAAAGGAATGTAAGTTATATTACAATGAGTATAAGAAACCAATTACACTTGATGTGTTTAAGGTTAAAGTAAATGATATTCACAATGATATTTTAAAAACTACAGTAGTGGAGAAATTGAAAGATATTTTTAGATACCATGAAGCACCAGATTTGGAGTTCATTAAAGATCAATCTATAAACTTCTTCAAAAATCAAACATTAAAAAACGCTATATTAGAATCAGTTGAAATATTAGAGAGTAAAGGTGATTTTGAAAATATAAAGAACATAATTGATTCGGCTATGAGAGCTGGAACTGAAAGAGATTTAGGTCATGAATATGCAGAAGAAATTGCTATAGAACAAAGATATTCAGAGATGGCTCGTAATACAGTAGAAACACCTTGGGATGTGTTTAATGAATTAACACAGGGTGGTTTAGCTAGTGGTGAATTGGGTGTGATTGTTGCTCCCGCCGGTATCGGAAAAACTTGGATATTATGTGCTCTAGGAGCCGGTGCTATGAAAAAAGGAACAAAAGTCGTTCACTATACATTGGAGTTAAACGAAGCTTATGTGGGATTACGATACGATAGTGTATTTACAGGTATAGCTAACCAAAACTTAAAGTATCACATAGATGATGTAAAAGAAGGTATTGAAAAAATAGAAGGTGAATTGGTTGTTAAGTATTTCCCAACAAAATCAGCTTCAGTAAATACAATATCAGCTCACCTACAAAAAATGAGAATGATGGGAATGGATTTCGATATGGTGGTTGTAGATTACGCTGATATTTTAAGAGATACAAGTAATGCCAAAGAGGTAAGACATGCACTTGGTAACATCTATGAAGATTTAAGGGGACTTGCTGGTGAGTTTCAGATACCAGTGTGGACAGCATCACAAGCAAATCGTTCAGCTCTTGATGAAGATGTGATTGAAGCTACAAAGGTTGCTGAATCATATCAAAAGATAATGACGGCAGATTTCGTAGTGTCGTTAAGTAGGAAGGTAGAAGATAAGATTGGTAACACTGGCAGATTCCATGTTATCAAAAACAGATTTGGACCCGATGGGTTGACATTCCCAGCAAAGGTTAACACTAATACAGGTGCTGTTGAAATATATGAGAGTACAAGTATAGGTGGTAAAGAACAACAACACAAAATTGATAATAGAGATAATCTTATGAAGAAGATGTTAGCTAATAAATATGAGGATATGATGAATGAAGAAGATACTCCATCTTAATTTATACAGAAAATACTTTGATGCTATAGCTGATGGAACTAAAACCACCGAGTATAGAGATAAAACAGATTATTGGAAAAAAAGAATTGAAGGTAGAAAATACGATATTATAAAGTTTAGAAATGGATATGCTACAGATGCTCCTACAATGTTGGTTGAATATGAAGGTTATGATGTTGGGTTTAATGCTCTTTGTGAGGAGAAGTATATGATTAATTTAGGAAAAGTAATAGAGGTCAATTATGGCGAAAAAAATAACAGTTAAAGAGATAGTGGACTTGTGGTATGAAACACAAATGGGTCATTATCTAAAGTGTAGAGAAAAACAACATGAATTATCAGATATAATGTGGAGGTTATATGAAGAATATTACGGAGAAGACGATGGAAAGTAAGTTATATACATACTTACAGCTTCCGGATGATTATTGGACAATTACAACTAATATGGACGTAGATGTTCACTATGAACAAGAAGATGAAAGTAACTGATTATATAGTAGAACCAGTTGAACGAAAAGTAATACAAAACTTTATACATAAACACCATTATTCACATAACACTAATGGTATTCAACAAATGGAATGTTTTGCATTATTTCGTGAAGGTAAGTTTGGGTTTGATAAGGAAATGATTGGAGCTGCTTTATATGCAATTCCATCAATGCCATCAACGGCAAAGAAATACAACCCAGATAATCCAGATAAATGTAGAGAGTTACGAAGGTTGTGTTGTTTGGATGAAGCACCAACAAATACAGAGAGTTACTTTATATCACAGACTCTAAAATGGTTAAGACAAAATACAGATATAGAGGTGGTTGTGTCTTTTGCTGATTTGGAAGAAGGACATGAAGGAGTGATATATAAGGCTACAAACTTTCATTATTTTGGACAGACAGGTAAAGGTCAGGCTTTAATGGTAGATGGAAAAAAATATCATGCAAGATCTATGAACCAACCAATTAAGCCTTACAGTAGAGAATTAAAAAGAAGGTATCAAGCAGGGGATGAAGGTATCTATTATGTAAAAACAAAACCAAAGAATATTTATGTTTATTATTTAAGTAAAAAAGCAAAAAAGAAATATTTATATGTGGATTCCGAAAATTGATACAAATCACATTTAAAATAAGGAAAAGTTATAGTGAAATTCACCTTATCAGATAATTTTATAGAAAAATACAAAAGAAAGAGAGCACCCTTTGGATTTAATGGATTGGGTGAACTTGTTTATATGAGAACCTATTCTCGACTTAAAGAGGATGGAAAGAATGAAATGTGGTGGGAAACAGTTCAGCGTGTTGTACAGGGAACTTACAATATGCAGAAAAACCACATTGAACGATATGATTTAGGGTGGAACGCGTGGCAAGCACAACGGTCAGCACAAGAGATGTATGACCGAATTTTCACTATGAAATTCTTGCCTCCTGGACGTGGTCTGTGGTCGATGGGAACATCACTAACAGAAGAAAAAGGATTATATGCCGCCCTCAATAACTGTGCATTCGTATCAACTCAAAACCTAAAAGACGACTTGTCTAAACCATTTACATTCTTAATGGATGCAAGTATGGTTGGCGTGGGTGTGGGTTTTGATACAAAAGGTGCAGAATCGTTTGTTATAAGAGGATCTAAATCAGATAGAGAACCAGAATTATATGTAATACCCGATACAAGAGAAGGTTGGGTTGAATCAATGGCTAGGTTATTAGATACATATTTTCTTGGTATTGCTCCTGTCGAATTTGATTATACACAAATTAGAGATGCCGGTAAACCAATCAAAGGTTTTGGTGGAGTATCGAGTGGTTATAAACCCCTTGAAGAAGTTCACAACTATGTGAGAGAAGTATTAGATAAAAATGTAGGTTCACCCATTACAATAACTACAATAGTAGATATAATGAATCTTATCGGTAAGTGTGTTGTAGCAGGTAATGTTAGACGAACTGCTGAAATTGTATTTGGTGATTCTAAATCA